GACTTTCCTGGATTCTGCTGAGTTTGACTTCGACCATTGCAAGACAAGCCTCATAGTCTGTGACTGGGTAACTAAATAGACAGGTAAGCCTTGCAGCGATGCGACCTTGATTGATTTTTGCTGAACCGTATGTTTTAGAACGACTTTGCATAATGTCGATTGCATTGATAAGTGCCTCAGTTGCTTTCATTATTCTCTCCAAAATTCTTGTCGTGAAACCGCACGACCACGTAGATAGCCGTCACGATGGCCTTGTTCCTTGCCGATTGTAATGCCGATGTAATAGCCAATAAAGATAAACACCATTGCCTGAGTAAATAACAACCACATAGGCATTAGTTGCTCCAGCACATTGATTGATAGTCAGTGATGAGTGTCCACTGCCCTAACGCGTCATCAAACAAGACTTCATAACTATCGCCAAAGTCCTGCAAGATTGTGCGTGCAGCCATAAGGTTTGCATAGTTATCAAACCAGTAAATGTATTGCTTTGAGTAATCAACCTTGCCTTCGAAGCGTCCGTCCTGTGCTTCCCAGTTGCTGCCCTTAAACTTCATAGATGTTTCGTTGAGATTCTCGAAATCCTCTGCCATGTCCATATAAACTGCTTTCATTGCACCCATGTTATGCGCTCACTTTCTGAGATAAAATCATCTCAGCAAGTTCTGATCCATCAATTTTGCCCATTTCGTAAAGATGCCAAGCCTTATCAATATATTCACTTAATTCAGTTGCGTTCATTTTTAGCCCCTTTTCCCAATTCGTTCGATTGGTTATGGCATTAGTGTTGCACAGGATTATCTGGAGTCAAGCATATTTTGATAACGAAATGGTAACAATTCTGAGTCATCCATCTGGTCATCCACATCCCTAAGGATGTCGTTACCTAGCGCGCCCGTATCTCTTACCTGACACAACGAATGTACCGTCCTTTTCCACATAAATTAGGTCAACCTGGACATTCTTGCCTATCTCGGTGACAATGGCAAAGGCTTGCTGCCAATTCGGCATAGAAACATATTTAGCGGCCTTTACGTTCATTGCATGTCCTACCTCAACTCCATGCAGTACGCGCCTCACAGAGCCGTTGTAGGCCTCAGAAGAGGCACTTCTACCAGCACGATGAGTGTGTCCCATAATAGTTGACACGCCTGCCTTTTTGGCTTGGTTCAACGCGCTCATTCCAGGGTTAGGGTTAAGGCCACCTAAATCACCATGAACGGCAATCCAGCCGCGTGCGATTGGATAAGCCTCTTTATGGAATTGGATACCTAGTTCATCAAGTTTCATGAACTTCTCAAATTTTAGTTCTGGCAAGGATAGGAAGGCTGGAATCTTTTTCATGATGACGTTATACAAACGGTCCGTATGATTAGAACGAATGGCGTGCGCTTCCTTGGCGTATTGGGTCAATCGCCATAAAACGTCAACTGTATGGTCACGGTCATCGGCTAGTGTCTGTTCATACCAGCCTGGAGTGTTCTCAGTCCAACGGCTTATCTGTGGGAGGTCAATTTCATCTCCGATAGTAACGACAGAGTCGTGCTTAAACGCTTTTGCAAATAATTCAAAATTGCGTACAACATGTGCATCCTCGTAAGGACATTGCAAATCGGGCCAAACGATAGTTTTCTTCATTCATCCTCATCGTCGTACCAGTCTGGCTCAGGTATGTTTGGGTTAATAGGCGATGGAAGTATCCATTCTGGATAAGCCTGACGTTCAACAATTATGGCAAGTGCCAAATCAACCTCAAAGCCTGCGCGCCTTAAACTGCGATACATTTCATGCACTCCGATAGCCCAAGCGTCTAGTTTGGAATAGCCTTCATCCACTAACTTCTTAGTTGCTTTTCTTGCCATGAGATAAGTGTCACCTCTCTAAGATACGAATAATCGTTTCGACACGCGCTTCTAGTGCAGTAATTTGGTCGCGCATCGATGACCCACCGTTAGTTTTTAGTTCTGCAAGGTAATGCTTTACTAACCATTTGACTGACCCAATAAATGAACCAATAACGGTCAGTGCGACAGCGACTAGAGCCGCCCAATCTTGCGGAGTCATCCAACTTGGTCATCGGACGGGTCAAGATACTTGACAACTGGAGCAACTAAAGCAGAAGCAAGAACGGCATATTCAGGTTTAATATCTGCAACGAGTGCAAGGCCTAATGTAATTGCTGAAACTGCAACTGCCTTTAGGTATGACTTAATTGCGTTCTTTGTGCTTTTAGTTATTTTCATTGGTTGCTCCTAGCATTGGGATTTCGAACCAGCGACCATTTGAATCGCCTTCTTTAGTGAATGAAATATGGATATGGTGATTGTGCTGATTAATCCCATCATAAGGACGCCAACGCCAAGATTTCTTAGAGGAGGCAATCTTTCCTGCGAATATGACATAGGAGATTCGCTTATCGCCTGCTTTGGCACAAAGACGTATTTGGTCGGCAAGATAAGCACCTGTGGAGGGCAATGTGTCGAGGTCCTTATCCACATCAATAGCCCTGACGTAGCCGTCAACCGTATCTGGCAGGTGGTCACTACTACCTGCTCGTTGATGCCTAGCGTCACCTATCCAACCATCAGACTTTCTATCGCGGTCAGGAAAGGAATCATCAATCTGCTCACGAAGTTGTTGCCCTGCTTTACAGAGGAGCGGCTTCATCAAGACTCTTTAGATATGCCTGATAATCAGAGTTAGCAGGGTCTTTCATAAATGAATAAAGAACACCATTTTCCTCATAGGAAATAATCTCTTGTCCAAATATATTTTGTGTAACCATGTATTCTTTCATTATAACTCCGCACTAAATCCTAATGTTGCTGATGCACTTGCTCCAGCAAACCATCCACCTTGCCCTGCTGTTCCTGATATTTGCGCTGTATTGCCGATGCTCACTGAGTCCGCTGCTGCGGTTTCAACACTCAAAGAGTTAAAGAAATCTTGTGCACCAGCCCTGTAAAACTTAAAGTAATCAGTTCCTGATGATGAAGATACTGTTGGAGCAATTCTCATCGTTACGGGCAATTTGATTGTTCCGTAAGCAGCGGTAGTTGTGTAATTGCTTGCGTTACAAATGGGTAGGTTATCCGCTAAAACTGGTTGCCAGTAATACCTTTGGCAAGCAGCCAATTCACCTTGAATACCGCCGCCACCAGCGCGGCTAAAGGTTGTGGGGGTTGAACCTAATTCTAGTTGTACACCAGTAATTTCAAGCCAATCATTTGTGCTTGCAGTACCAGTTGGAGTAAATCCAAATACAATCGACATCTCGGTCATTGTAGAACCTATGGTAAAAGTCTTTGAATAACGGACATAAGAAGTTGTAATTGTTACAGTGTTATTTAATAAAGTTGTACTTCCTGTGTAACCATTAAGGATATTTTGGTCAGTTCCAGTACCTGTATATACTTGCACGAACATCTGCGATGAAGTAGCCGAAAAGTTTGCGCCAACCTTCGCATACCAAGAAAGAGTAACTGTTTGCCCAGCCAAAGGAATTGTATTTACTGTTTCGATATTTTGAAGTGTTTGAAGTAAATTTGTAGCAGAATTTCCGCTATCGCGTTGCATACGAAGACCATAACTAAATCCAGTTAAACCTGATGCCTGACGGCTAAAAGTTGAACCAGCAACGGCGCGGTAAGCATTCCACCTGTCTGCTAGCAACACAGTAGTTGTACCAGCAACTGATGTACCGCGTTGCCATATATCCATCCCGCCATTTATGAGGCAATTTTTAGAGGCAGCCATAGACAAAGTGCTGCTAGTGAGCAGGTTAATCGTGCCGTTTGTGTCGTTAATATCCGAAGCGGAGAACACATCTCCGTTCGCATAAGTTACTTTAGTTGGGAATCCAACAGCCATTAGCACACCTCTTTCATAGGGTCAATTCTAGTACATAACATCGAGTAAAGCCTCCTGCGTGGTCAAAACCGTCTGCCAAGTGTTAGGTGTTATATCGTGACCAACTCCCTGACATTGCAACGTCTTTACAATTATTGAACCGCCTTGGCCATCATTGGTAATCTCCATCGTGTTGAAATAGTCAAGACTTAGGGCTGCTATAACACCAGGGCCATAGCCTAAAGTAACTAAATCAAGCGTAATGGAGTCAATTCTAATTGTTGTGTCTTTTCGACTGGTTACGTAGGCAGTTGCTAAAGCAAGTGCATTTGCGTCTGTCTGCATCAACATATCTGGAGCAGTAACTGAATGAGTAAAGTAAGAAGCAATAGAAGTTGCGTCTGAGTAATTTTGCGCCGTTCCACCAACTCTAGTTACCGTGGCCGAGTTCACAATAGTCTTATCATCAAAGGCAAATTGGATTCCAGAGTAGTTAATATCTGAAGAACCAGTTACGTTAGAAAATTTAGTCGGTGAAGCAGATTGAGCGTCCACAACATATTGACGATTCTTAAAGACCGCAACCCCTGATTTGTCAATATAAAACGCACCTTGCTCTGTAAATTCTACGGTAGAACATGCTTGAAGAACTGAACGTGTACTCCCTGGGTCAACTTGGCAAGTTGTGTTACCAGTCTGAATTGAACGCTGAGATGGAGGCCAAGCAACCACATCCAGAATCTTTCCAATACGTGTTCCTGTATCTTGTCCAGCAGTAGCGCCAGTAACTGTTGTTACGTTTGAATTAAAGAATAATCTAAATGCGTCATAACAAATGAAATCAACAAATCCCGTTTCCTGAGATGTCGGGTATGTGTATTTGTATTCCGTAATGTAACCCGAAAAAATTGGATACAAAGTTCCAGAGTAATTTGCTTGAATCTGAATCTTACGTAACGGTTGAATGTTGGGATAATAAATTGATGACGTGTTCTGGGGATTGAAATTTCCTGTTGGGTCATTGACACGCACAACAGCAGTTGCAGAAATGTATTTATCTTGCAAAAGGTTACGTTCTCTGCGTGTTGAAATCTTTAGAACAGAAGCGGAAACATCAACAATAGTTGGAACAACTGTACCAAGTTCAGAAAAACCTAATTGGCCAGTGCCAAGCACTAAAACTGTTCCAAAACTTGCGCCTTGGGTCAGGTTAATTTTTACAATAGGAGTTGCTGGTAATGCCATTAGTA